GAATTAATTATATAGTATCTGAAGTAGATCTTAAAAATAAAAACCGATGAGTTGAAACGCCTTGCACGTGATTTCCTCGTCGGTGTCCTATCAGGAGTAATTGCCGGACTTATCACATGGTGGCTGACCAAGTGATAACAGCTAGGGGCGAAAGCCCCTCTCCTTAGTTGAATTATGGGTTGTTTTTCATAAAATATCAAGTATGATAATTTATATCATAGTGCTATTTTTACTGCAAGTGTTGTAACGGTTTTGCTTCTCAGAAATAGAAAGGATCAATAATATGCCAAAAACAAGTAACGGCGATTTTAATCAGAAAGAATATAATGCAAAGTGGCGAGCAGAAAACATGATGAGGGTATCTGCCACATACAAAAATGAATTTGTTTTGTCATTTCGCGAAGCGTGCCAAAAACTCGGAATAAGCCAAGCTGAAGTAATCCGAAATGCAATGCAAGATGCTATTGATAAAGCAAAAAATAAATAAAAGTTGACCAGAACATAAGAAAAACCGCTATTTAAGCGGTTTAATTTTTAATGGAGCGAGTGAGCGGAATTGAACCGCCGTGTCCACCTTGGCAAGGTGGCGTTCTACCATTGAACTACACTCGCGTAATGGCGGTCCCGACGAGATTCGAACTCGCGATCTTCTCCGTGACAGGGAGACGAGATAAACCACTACTCCACGGGACCAATGTATGGCGAGNAAAAATAAATAAAAGTTGACCAGAACATAAGAAAAACCGCTATTTAAGCGGTTTAATTTTTAATGGAGCGAGTGAGCGGAAAAGATAGAGGGCTGTTTTAGGTATGACGAGCAACGATAAAACCGCTATTTTACTGCATATTCATGCATTGCGAGAATACGATATTTTGAAAAAGTTGACCAAAAAGTTGACCAGTAAATTAAGAATTCATAGATAAATTTTGAATAATCCTCATCATTTCATCATCAGTCTGTTTAAGAAGATGAGAATATGTATTTAATGTAATATCAATCTTACTGTGACCGAGATATTTTGAAACTGCTATGATATTGCAACCATTATTTATTGCATTAGTGGCAAAGCTGTGGCGTAATCCGTGAATCGTAACGTTTTGATTTATTTGTTTTGATTTCTTTTTTGCTTTAGCAAACTCTCTTTGTATATTAGTGATAGGGAGTGATCGTTCACCGCCAAATATATATGTTCCTTTTATCTCTAACAATGGTTTAATCTCATCTATCACAATGCCCGTTAAATTGATTATACGGGGCTTTCCGGTTTTTGTGGGTAATTCCCCATTTGAGAAATGTTTGATTGATTTGGTGATATTTGCAGTGCACTCTGATAGATTTATATCGTTGTGGTGCAAAGCCATAGCTTCACCGCGCCGACAGCCGGTCCAATAAAGGAAAATAAAGAATTTTCGATATATATCAATATCCACATTTCTGATAAAAATATTAAATTCATCAACCGTCCATACTTGCTTCTCGTCCTGGATTTCTCTAGGCTTTTTTAGTGGTTTTAAAACGTGATCTATTGCTGGCAGTCCGTAGAATTTATTTGCATAATTAAAAACTGCTCGAACATATTGGACCGTTGTATTTTTAGTTCTAAAAGCATAATTATCATTTTTTGACAGTTCTGCTCTCCATGCGTCTAATTGCAATGGAGTTATTTTTTTGATAGGAAAATCATAGTAATCTGAAAATCTTTGAATAAAGTGAGTTCTTTTAATCTGTCGCATTGTATCAGATGATTCAATGCTATCCATATATTTCTCTGCCATTTCTTTAAAAGTTAACTCCCCGGATGTATCGTGTGTTAACCTTTGCGCGTCTGCTTCTGCATGCAATGCTTCCCGCTTTGTTTCAAATCCGCGTTTCTTCTTCCATGATAATTTACCTGTAATTGGATTTCGCACTTTGAAGACGTAATACCAAAGACCGGTTTTTTTATCTTTTGTGACTGACATGGCATCTCCTTTTTATGACCGCTTAGGGTTACTATCAAAGAATTCTGGGAATGATATACGCAATACCTTCATCATACGTTCTCTTTCGATTGGGGACATTTTGCACATTGCAGCACTAATTTCATTTAGATATTTTTCTACTTAATCCATATTTCTCCTAATAATGTTAAATAAAACTTTATTTGACTAGTTGCTATAAAAAGCGTATATTAATACAGCACACTTTTTTTGAAACATTTGTGTTGACAGTTTAATTTAGTTGCAATATTATAACTATGCAGATAGTCCCGTAGAGGACAGAACAGAAGCCACTGACGTTATCGTTGGTGGCTTCTTTCGTTCTAAAATGCACCTCTCTGTATCGCTAATAGTCGTATTATCTTCATAAATGCTTTTCGACTTTGTCCTTTTCGAAATTCCTTTGTTTCTATCCTTTTGTAATTAACTAAAGTTTCTAAGCTATTACTATGGCAAATACAATTTCTTATTTGAACCGCATGTTTTAAGAAAAAATCAAACGCGCCTACACTATCATAACCAAATGTATATTTTCTTTGCTTAAATTCATTGAAAATTTTTCTTTTTAAATCATTCCCACACATTTTATAAACGGTTATTAATTCAGAAAATGATAATCGATCCATAAAAACGTAAATATTTTTATAGTGAACTAGCTTTTTTGGAAAATCGTTTACTTCTTTTAACATGTTTTCTTTTACTTTATTATGAGCATTTGACTTGATAATATTATCCTTAAGTTTAGAAACAAAAAGTTCAAATTGTTCAAAGGATCTCATATTATAGTGAATTAAAACTTCATTAGATATGATTGCATTCATATGTGCTTCTAAAACCATTAGATTTGAAAAAATTAGAGGATAAATATTTCTTTCATGAAAAAAAGCATTAGAATACCTTGTGAATCGTACAGGCTGTGGATATTGATGTTTGCCGTCAACTTTGATGGGATTTCCTTCAGTATCACATTTAGCAAATCGGTGCTTAAACGGAGATATTACATTGATATAATTATTTGTATAAAGTATTTCAGCGGCGATTTCTTTTGAGAATCCTTGATAATTAACATTTTTATTTGCTTCTAAATATTTAACTTGGCAATATTTGCAAAGAGGTTCTTTAAATAAAACAGAGTCTTTTTCTTCTTGTGTAATGTTGTCATCCATATTATTTATCTCCTTCTTCTCTTCTATCATTAATTACAAAAGCAAGCTTTCGATGATTACTATTCTTTTTGTTTCTCCTCTTTTTCATAAATTATAATTTCCCCTTAATATGTGATTAAATACTTCCGATAACTTTTCCAACTGTAATCATATTGTCATAGTCAGAACAGTAAATATCTTGATACTGCTTGTTGTGTGATATTAATTTGCCTTTGCCAAGCTCTTTAACGAAACTTTCACCATTGATTATGAATACGCCAATATCACCAATATTTAATTCTGATTGTTTCTTCACTAGCAATTTATCTCCGTCATAATAAGTAGGTTCCATAGAATGACCTCTAACAGCAATGACAAGATCAGCTTTATTGTTAAGCGGTGTATCTGGTAATGAGATTGCAGTGCAATCAAGATCATCGAATAGATACTCACCATTACCTGCAGACGCTCCTACAGTGTAATAAGGCTTTGTTATATACAGTGGCGTATCCTCTTCGATAACCGTGTTGCAACGCTCGTATTCAACCTCTAATAGATTATTAATAGCCTTTCTACCGTAGCCATCTAAGCTACGGTATTTTTTTATTAAAGATTGCTCAGTGATTGAAATTGAGAACGAATTATTTCTTTCCCAGCCGAGAAGATAATTAGCATCTACATTCAAAATATCGCATAGAGAAAATATAACATCTGCATCTGGTTTATTATCACCGCGTTCCCAGTTGGAAATCACATTTTTTGATTTGCCAATAAGGGCCGCCAATTCTTCTTGGCTCATATTTTTGGCTAATCGTGCTTGTTTTAAATTATTGGCTAATTCCATATTTTTATCCTCCTATGCACAAAATAATACAAAAAATCTGTGAAGTAAATATAAAAATACAGAAATTTTGTATTTTTATATTGACTACACAGCAATGCTGTACTATATTGATTTTGCACAGATAAACTGTACTAAAGAGGAGGTGATACAGAATGAAAGTGAATGAACGCCTTAAAAATTATATTGAACATATTGGAATCAAGCAACGCGTTATTGCTGAGAAGACAGGATTTTCTGAGAACAAAGTTAGTCAAACTCTTAATGGGCGTCGAGTTATTAGTGCTGAAGAATTAGAAATTTATTGTAATGCACTAAAAATTACACCTAATGACATCTATCAATTTAATGACTGTCAAGAATCATAGCAAGGAAAGGAGTTGCAAAATGCGTATACACAACAACGCCGAACTGGTCCGAATGCCTTACCTTAAGAAAACAGATGTTGGAAGGATTTCAGGATATACAAGAAAAGACCTGAACACATTGTTTGATGCGGCACAGGAAATCGATAAGAAAGAATTAGGCATTAATTATTTGTTTTCCTACAAAGTGAGAACAAAGACTATAGCAAGGCTAATGGGGTATTCGTTAAAAGAATTGATGAATATGTATCCAGAGCAAAATAAAAACGCTCCATCCGTCGAAAGAGTGAGCGCTTAAGTGACATCTAAAATATGTCACTACCATTTTATCACAGAAAGGTAGAGATATGTGGATTTTATCAGAAGATTTAAAAAGTCTTTTTAATACCAATAATATTGTCGACATTTACATAACACCATCGGGTGATGCTATTAAAGTGGCTCTTTCGGGACATACAGATCTAACGCTTGGAGAGTATGGCTGTAGGGAAGAGACAGGTTTTGTTTTTAGCCAAATATTAGCCGCGTTAACAGATGGTTGTAAATTGCATCGTATGCCACCAAAAGAACAAGTATCACGGCGTTTTACAACAGAAGAGAGACAACGTGCTGCTAATGGGAAGAAGACCGTTAGAAGAGGCGGCAGCTGATGAAAGAGTTTAACAACAGGAAGATTGCTGACAAATTTGCAGAGTACATAACTGGTGACGAACTACGAAGATATGTTGCAAAGAAAGTCCATCAATATGTAGGGGACAATCCAACTGTATTTGATGGTGCTTGTGGAAGTGGTCAGCTAGAACAATATGTAAATGCATCATTCATACAGGGAATAGAGATTCAAAAAGAAGCTTGTGATGTTTTTCTAGAAAACTATCCAACATCGAAAGTAATAAATGATAGTTTCTTTAATCAATCTGGTTTTACAGATTTTGATTGCATCATAATGAATCCGCCGTTTTCTATTAAGTTCAAAGATCTATCAGAGATAGAGCGATCAAATATTCAAAGTGAATTCGAGTGGAAAAAATCAGGTGTAGTTGATGACATATTCGTTTTGAAGTCAATGCAATATACAAAAGACTATGGGTTCTTCATTCTTTTTCCTGGTGTCACGTATAGATCGCAAGAACAAAAGTTTCGTGATTTATTAGGGAATTCACTTGTTGAATTAAATTCGGTTGAAAATGCTTTTGAAGATACATCAATCACAATCGTTTTCTTAGTACTGCAAAAAAGTAAAAAGTATGTTGATGTCAAAAAAGAAATTTATGACTGCAAGACAAAACAAGTAAAATTCAGCGAAATAATAACTAATCTGGAAGAAGTATGGTCGGTACCGAGAGTTCCACAAGAAAAGGAAAGCATTGACATAGAACAGTTGGAAGCTGATATTGCGCGAATGAAAGCACATAGAAGACGCATTGAAGATAAGCTGGATAAGTTCATCTACGAAACTTTTAAAGTTCCAAGCACACAAGAAATAAGCGATAAGGAGAATGAACAATTAACACTTTTTTAGAAAGGTACAGATATGAATAATTTAAAAAGAATAATAAAAGAAGCACTAGAAAAAATTATAATTTACGGTTCTTGTTTAGCTATTTTTGCAATGGTATTTCTTTTCTTAGTAGGTATCGACCTATGAATTCACTAATTGCTAATAAGTTGCATCGCTTAAAAGGTGAGCCTGTAGAAGAAATCATTGATAACGATGTTGTGATTTTAAATGATGATCAAGCAGAAGCTGCACTTAACTTTGAACTTTCAAAACTTGACGCATTTCAGAGAAAAATAAAAGAGATGAGTGATCAATGTGATTAAGCAATGCTTTGATTGCCACCAATGCACTAGATGGAATGAAGAAACACAATGCTGCCCACCTATTAAGGCAGGATACAGAGTGTTTGAAGTTAAGAATGAATGCTTACAATGCAAGTTTTACCAAACAAAAAAACAATTAGAACAGTTGAAACTGTTGATAGGAGAAAAAGAATATGAAGAAACAAGTGACACTAGAAGAATATGAAAATCAATCTGCAAGAGATGCCATTGTCGAACGTACAGCTTCTCAGATATACCGAATTTTAGAAAAGAAGGAGCTAAGTTATCGAGAAGTATTGCGTGTACTTGCAGGAGCGCGATCACTGGCCGCAACCAATGCCAAATTAAATTAGAAAGGCGAACTGGTCTAACGCTGAATGCATTGGTTGCACTAGACCGCTTTAAAAGAAAGGATATGTCACAGAAAATACAAATTAATTGTAAGTGTGGCAAAGGACATATATGAAACAAGGCTTTATTAAGATAGACCGCCAGATATTGGAGTGGCGCTATCACGATTGCTATTACGCATTCACGATATGGATGCACATACTGCTTTTAGCAAATTGGACCGACGGTTATTTTAAAGGAAATCCGATAAAAAGAGGTGAGTTAGTTACATCAATAAATAACTTGATGTTGGTCACAGGAATTAAATCAGACAACACAATTCGCAAGTGGTTAAAGGTATTTGAGAGTGAAGAAATGATTAGTTTAAAATCTACAAACAAATATACTTATATAAACATAGTAAATTACGACAAATTTCAAGATGCAGGCGAAACCATTGCGGAACTAAATGCGCAACAAACTGCGTATCAAAGTGCGTACCAAAGTGCGCAACGAAGTGCGGACAATATAAGAATAATAAGAAATATAAGAAGTAAAGAAGATATAAATACTATTTCTCCGGAGCAAACTTCATTCGCATCCGAACAGGCAACGGAATTACCACCATTAATTCTGAAAGACGGTTCTCGGTTTCACATTTCAGAGAATCATCTAAACGAATTCGTGGATGCTTATCCAGGCGTGGACGTACGCGATCAGATTATGAAGATGAGCCAATGGCTGAAAGTTAATCCAACAAAGCGAAAGACGAAGAATGGGATCATGCGCTTCATCAATTCTTGGATTGCACGCTCTGAACGAGAGATGATTAATGCTTCGCAATCATCAACAAAAATATCAATGCCGGAGTACATCCGACAACAAGAAGCAGGCACATTACCAGAAGGCACACCAGCTTCAAAGGAATTAATTGAGAGATTGCAGAAGATGCAAAAGGAAGGAATTTGAAATGTTGGATATTAAACAAAAAGCATTGGAAAAAATGAATGCAGAGATGAGTCAGAAACATTCACGTTCAATAGATTCTATTCACAACTGGCTTTGCGAACAAGAAGATGATGAGCTTTTCGAGAAGATATGCCAGGAAGGGAAAACAATTGCTGATGCATATCGATATTGTCACAACAAATCATCTGAATATCGTGACGGAGATTGTGCAATGGTTTCAAATGAAATAGTGTTCGGCTGGGTTGTTGATTATTTCAAATCTGAATTGCAAGACGTCAAATCATGCAATATAGAGCGTTCTTACTGTAAGGATGATAAACAACGCACAGAAAAGAAAGAAGAGCCTAAAACAACCACTAGAGTAAGCCATAAGGCAAAACTAAAGGAGAAGTCTGACTTCGAAAGAATCAGCCTATTCGAGATATGAGAGATGCAGATTTCTATGTTGATAAAAGATTGCATGCACCAAAATCGTTTTTTGACTGGTGTTATTCGCAAATTCCGATGATTGTGTTTTCAAATAAAAATGAGACTCTTTCTGCAAATCGTAAGGGATGCGAAATCATACATAAGAAATTGAGGGCCAACACTAGCATTAGCTTTTATGGTGAATATAGATGCTTTGCAATTATCCTCTGTACATCAAAGAGAATAGAAGTTCAATCATACGGATTTTATGTCAAATATGACCGTGGAATACAACATATTGAATGTGAATTGGTTAACTTTGAATTGTTTGAAAATAATGAGCATATCAAATGCTGTAGGAGATTTTACACCAAAGATTATATGTTCGGACTTAATAGACAGACTGCAATGTCAGGACCTTACTACAATGTTATTTTCTATAACAATCGTGTGGATGAACAGCTAAAGAATAAATCAGAGCTTCGTTACATTAACTGGATTTATCCAATCAACATTGAACAGTTAAGACGTTTTTACAAGTACAGAAGAGAAATTGAATTCTTACAGAAAATAAATGCTCAAAAGATGGTCGGTGAATTGATGTATCAGCCGTATAAATGCGATATGAGAATGATAAATGAGAAGTGGCTTAGAAAGCATAAACATTCGATTAAAAACACTAATAAATCATTTGAAACTATTGTTCTTGAAGAAAAAATAAAGCAAGAAAATGGCAAGTATATCAAAGGAGCAGAAGAATATATTCCATATAAATTATTCAATAAAATTCCAAAATGCGTTGGTATTATCAAATTTCAAAACTGGGCAATCAAGAATCAAATAAATTTTCAATTCTATGTGGACTATCTTAATTTGCTTAAACAGTGCAACGTTCCAATCAGTGAAACAATCGCATGCCCTAAGGATTTGAAGAAAGCACATGATGAAGCTGTAGAACTAGATAGGGCGCTTAAGAAAGAGGCGGAGATAGAAAAGAATAAACAGAAAGATATAGATACAAAAACAAAGTTTGATAGACAATTGGAACTCCATAAAAGGATGGAAATGAGAATTAATGGTCTTGCATTTATTTTGCCTAGAAAAGCTACTGATCTAGTAGATGAAGGATTTGAATTGCATCACTGTGTTAGCACATACATTAATCAATACGCATCAGGGAAAACAATAATCTTATTCATTCGAGACCAGGAAGAAATAGATAGACCATTGTACACAATGGAATTTCAAAATAATGAAATTGTACAGATTAGAGCGAAGTATAATCAGCGACCACCTGAAGAAGTATTTGCGGCGGCTGAAATTTGGAAAAAGAAAGTATTAACAAGAGGAAGAAAGAATGCTTAATAAAGAAAAATATAATTTGCGACAAATGGATATTTCTACAAAAACAAAAGATGGCAAGATACTATTCTACGAATTAAAGATCAGAGGAAAAACAATTCATCAGCAAATATATCCATGCGGAGTGTTTGCATGTGACGCTATGGCAGGGATGATTGGATGGCTGGAAGAAGAATATGAACCTACAATCTTAACCGATAAAGAAAAGGCTTATTTATCAGCAGTGATAAAGCCGTTTAGGGAAGAAGTGGAAACTATTGAGAAAACAAGTTTTTCAGGATATGAACAATTACAAATTTCTGATGGGGATACAATTATGGCATTTCCGTGCTNGGAAGAAGTGGAAACTATTGAGAAAACAAGTTTTTCAGGATATGAACAATTACAAATTTCTGATGGGGATACAATTATGGCATTTCCGTGCTTTGAGAAAGGCACAATGTATAAAGGCATGGAAAAAGATAGAGATTACACTTTAAAGGAACTTGGGTTATGAAAATCTATATCGTACATGAATATGGCGGTGAATACGAAGATAAATGGGATACCATCTTGGGAGCATTCACAACTTTAGAAAAGGCACAAGAATTAAGGGATAGAAAGAAAAAAGAGAATGATGAATACTCAAAAAATGTAGAACTTGCATGCAGGATACAAGATGGAGAGATAACGCTTGAACAATCAGGACTAAGTAAAGAAGAATATGAATCCTGTTGTGAATGGTATTCTGATGACTACGTGAATTACTACATTACTCAAATTACTTTAGACAAAGAAGGCAGAGAGGAAGGTGCGAAAGAATGAGCAAATATACAGAAGCGTTATCAAGCATTTACTTCACCATGCATAATCGAGTAAAGCCTAAAACATTAGGACATTGCGAAGATAAAAATCTTGAAGTGTTAGAAGAACTTGTGGAACGTGCTACACCGAAACCAGTTAATAAGAAAAGAGTAATCATGTCGCTCCTTAAAACACACATTCTGCTACATACAGGGCACTGCCCTATATGCGATAAAGCAGTGTCGCATAGTTCGTGTGTAGAAAAAGATGGATTATTTTGTAACGACTGTGGGCAGGCACTAGATTGGGGTACAGATGATGAGTGATGATTTTGAGCCAAGATTTGAGGGCATGGCATTCTCTCATAGTATTGATGGTCGTGGTTGGCCAGACAGCGTAACTGTCAGCAATGGAAAAAATATATTTGATGGATACAGTTCAAGGGAATATGTGCCGTATGAAGAAGTTAGAGAATTGCTTCAGAAAGCAAAACCAATGAAACCTGTACAAAAACCAGCCGGCAGAAAGATATGTCCTAATTGCAAAAGGAGTACGGCAAGAGAAGTCAGTCCATTGTATTGTTGCATTTGCGGGCAAAGGCTAGATTGGAGTGAAGAATGATGAAATCAAGTGATATAGAAAAAGTAGAAACGATACTTGATAAAATAAACTATTTAAAAAAAGAATCTGCAATTCTTAACCGTTCAAAAGAAGACGGAATATATGAAACTCACGTAAGAATTAACAATCGTTTTTACGAAATTGATGAAGATTTAGCTCAAATAGTTTTAGATAAATTTAACTCTGAATTAAATGGATACATAAAGGAGTTAGAAGAATTAGGAGTTGAGTACATTGATGAGACAGCTTAGACGTTTGCAACGCACAAAAGGCTATTTACGCAAAACTGATGATAAACACGGTAGAGAAATTGTTAAACCGTTTATCAAGAGTGATTTTGATGAAATGGTCCGGCGTTGTTTAAATCATCGTGATAAGCATGCTCCTGAATCCTGGAAGTATCGTGTGTGGTATCGCAACTATATTCTGCTGATCTTAGGTGTTAATACAGGAAATAGAATTGAAACTCTTATTGAGTTAACACCTAGAGATATTGCTGGCGGTCAATATACATGTAAGGAAATGAAAACTGGAAAGGTCCAGCAATTCAATATGAATCCTGACGTGTATGCCACTGTTCGTGAATATATAGAACGATACAGTATTCAGATGAATGAATATATCTTTGAGTCTAGACAGGGCTTTAAAGGGTATCCAATCACGCGTCAGCAGGCTTGGAGAGTAATTAAACAATTGGCCAAAGAAGCCGGTATTGAATATCCAGTTGCGTGCCATAGCTTAAGAAAATCGTATGGACGATGGTACTGGGATGAAACACACGACTTGCTAACAACACAGAAACTGCTAATGCATGAGAGTGCAGCTGAAACAATGCTGTACATCATGTTAGAGCCATCCGACATACAGAATGTTAGAGAGTCTATCAATCATACAGAAAAATGGGGATAGAAAACAACATTCCTGCATGTATCAAAAATAAAGTAAAAACAAGCGTGAGTGTAACATTCGATTTTTGTAACACTCAAAAACAGATAAAAACAAGATAAACCAGTATTGATAAGCGTTATTAAAAAAATAAGGCTTTGCAATGAGCGTTACATAGTACTGATTCTGTTACACTCACAAAAATAAAAAAAGGAGAAAAAAATGTATTCAATACAGAATCAAAGCAGAGACACGATTTATTACAAACCAAACGTAAAAAACTTTATGTCAGTAATAGCATTAATCTCATTTGTACTTGGAGTTTTTTACGGTGTGTTTATTATGCTTGCTTCGAAAATTGCAGGAGTAGATGATGACTAGAAAAGAAGAGATTGAACTTGCACTACTTAGAAGAAAAAGAAATGAGTTAGAAAAAGAAATCGCAAGAGTTAAAGAAGCACATCGCAGACATGAATTCGCAGAAGTTAATACATTTCAACTCTTTGTGCTTGAAGATCGCTTACGTTGGATAAAGAAGAAAATAAGTAGAAGGGCGAAATATGATTAATAATGAAAAAATTAAGTATATTGATGGAAAACTGAAAGGCATCAAGTTTTCTGCAAATCGTACTGTTGAAATTTGGGATAGGCTTCAGGAGATAAGCATTGAACTAAAGGGTACAGTTAGATCGCCTGCAATACGTTCGGAAGAAGAGGCAAAGTATCAAAGAGGCACACGCATTTATAAAAGTAATATCATTGAGTTAATGAACGAAGAAGAAATGCTGCTAAAACAATATGAAATGTATGAAACAGAGCTTAACGATATCCAGAAGTTCTTGCAAAAACTATCGGATTCAGAAATTGAATTACTATATGAGCGTTATGAATGTGGAAGAACATTTGAAACAATTGGCGAACTAGTTGGATATGATATGGCAGCAGTACAGAGAAAAATAAGAAATGCATTATCAAAATACTAATTTGTCATGATAATGACGGAAAAAGTATGATACTATGCGCGTAGGTGGAAAAGGGCACACATTATCGGGAATGTGTGCTTTTTACGTGGGAAGGCATCAACCGTAATATGTAACTTGACATGAAGTTTTCATTATTCAACCCTCCTTTAAATATAAACTGGATGTCTTCCTCTTTCGCCTGCACCGGAGGTTATATGGCGAGAGAATTTAGTAAAGCTTTTTATAAATCATCCGCATGGATTAAATGTCGTAAGGCTTTTCTTTCGATACATCCATATTGCAATAGATGTGAACAAGCTGGAAAGATAACTCCAGCTGAACATGTTCATCATAAGATATGGCTAACAGCAAAGAATATTAATGATCCATACATCACTTTGAATTGGGATAACCTAGAAGCACTATGTCATGATTGCCATACAAAGGAGCATTTAGGTAAGCCACAAGTTGAAGAAGGATTGTACTTTGATTCATACGGAAATTTAAAGCGTCGATAGAGGGGGCATAGTAGCAAATAATGCGCAAACTAAGAGGACCGATGAGCAGTCCTTCGTAAACCTGCAACCAATACACGGCTGAGGGGTGTGGTCAATAGCCGTGTAGAAAGGGGAAAAGATATGGCTAAAAATAAGAAAATAGATAAAGAAACGCTGATTTCTACAGAGTTTGATAGACTTCTTAATATTTTTAAAGATATACCTAAAGATAGAAACGAACTGTGTACAAACTTGATGCAAAATGCGGCTTTTATGGTCATTTCTTTACAAGAATTACAAACAGACCTGCGCATAAATGGCTGGATTGAGGAATATCAGAACGGTGAGAATCAACATGGTCGAAAACCGTCATCTGCTGCGCAAGTTTATAACAAACTGATTTCGAATTATAACAATATCATCAAACAGCTAGTTGGATTATTGCCGGACGACAAACAAGAGATTGCAAAGGCAACAGTTGATCCGATGATGGAATTCTTAAATGTAAAATGATTAATTATGACCATACTAATTACATATTGAAATATTATAACGAGATAAAAAACAAGAAAATTGTAGTTAGTAAGAAGATAGAAATTATTTACAAAAGACTAGCTGCAGATGTTAAGAATAAAAAGGGAAAATATAAATTCGATATCGATAGAGCATCACGTCCTATCTTTTTTATTGAGTCGTTTTGTAAACAATCTAAGGGCGAAACAGGAAAACCTATAAAGTTAAGGTTATTTCAAAAAGCGGCAATCCAAGCAATTTTTGGATTTATTGATAAAAATGGTGTAAGACGATTTAACGAAGTTCTATGGATCATGGGTCGAAAAAATGGGAAATCTGTTCTTCTTTCTGCGATATCACTGTATATGATGATAGGTGATCACGAAGGTGGCGCAGAGGTGGACTGTGTTGCCAGTAAGAAAGACCAGGCAAAAATTGTGTTTAATGAATCAAGAAATATGGTGAGACAATCTCCATATCTTTCAAAATATATTGCTAAACGAAAAAGCGATATGTATTCTGATTTTAATTTTGGAATCTTTCAACCACTATCAAGTGATTCCAATACATTAGACGGTTTAAATGTCCACTGTGGGATTATTGATGAATTACATTCAATAAAAGACAGTAATATTTATGATGTTGTAAAGCAGGGTATGGCCGCAAGAAGGCAACCAATTTTATTTACGATAACAACGTCGGGATTTAACCGCGAAGGAATTTATGACAACTTGTATGAATATGCGGAAAAAATCATTAATAAAGATGTTGATGATGAACGATTTTTACCATTGATTTATGAACTGGATAGTAGTGCAGAATGGACGGATGAGAAGATGTGGCCAAAAGCTAATCCAGGCTTAGGGACTATTAAAGATAAAACATTTCTGCGCAACATGGTGCATAGAGCAAAAACAGATGCGAGAATCAAATCAACGGTTTTAACCAAAGACTTCAATCTAAAGAATGTTACATCAGAGACATGGCTTACATGGGAACAACTGAATTGTGAAAATACATTTGAAATGGAGGAAGTTTCAAACACATATGCGATTGGTGGATGTGATTTATCGGCAACAACAGACTTAACTGCCGCAACATTATTGATTAGAAAGAAAGATGATGAAACAATCTATGTTCTTCAGCATTATTTTTTACCACAATCAAGAATCGAATTCTTGGAAAAGACATCGTCTAAAGAAGCACCTTATCAGATTTGGGCAGATAGAGGATTGCTGACTATATGCAATGGGAATATGGTTGATTATAGTGATGTAACTAAGTGGTATAAAGAAATGCGAGACAAGTACGGAATAGACATATGGAGATTAGGCTATGATAGAGCTTTGGCCGGTTATTGGGTTGATGAAATGGCAGGCGTATTTGGACAGTCTGTTATGGAGAAAGTAGCACAAGGGCCATTCACGTGGACAGCGCCTATGAAAGAACTAGGAGCTAAATTATCTGATAAAGAAATCAATTATAACAATAATCCGATGCTTAAATGGTGTCTATCAAATACAGGTGTTAAAGTGCAGGGGAGTGTTGAGTCTATACAACCTGTAAAGATTCAGCAGAATCGTCGTATTGATGGAATGGTTAGCTTGCTTAACGCATATGTAATATATGTTAAATATCGTGATGATTATTTAAACATGGTTGGATAAGGAGAAAAAATGGGAATTTTTGATATTTTTAAAAGATCTAAAACAAAATACTCAGGAGATTTTAAACCATATGACATCAACACGTGGAGCTATCGTTCCTTTGATGGAAATGCGTTGAACATTGACTTGGTACGCGCATGTGTAGATGCACTTGCTAGAAATATTGCAAAAATGTCGTTACGCCCAATAGTAATGAATAAAGATGGGACAACAACAATTGACAATATATCAGACATCGCCAAAGTTCTTAAGCATCCAAATCAGTATATGACTATGTATGACTTCTTATACAAAGTTAGTGCAATGTATTATCTAAATAATAATGCGTTTATTTATCCGGAATATGATGAAAAAGGATATTTAGTTGCATTGCATCCTATCAATTACAGTACATTCAAATTATACGAACTAGATAATAAACTCTATGCGTCGTTTAGATTGAGATATACAAGAACATACACAATTGCATACGACCGCATTATCCATTTGCGAAATCATTTTATACAAGATGATTTAATGGGAGATGCAAATAATGCACTTTATACAGCATGTGAATTGATTGGCGCACAGAATCAAGGAATTATCAACGGAATTAAAAACAGCGCTATTATTCGTGGTATTTTAAAAACAATAAATGTTATAAAAGATGAAGATTTGGAAAAAGCAAAGCAGAGATTTATTAAAGACAATCTATCTGCACAAAATAATGGTGGTGTAATTGCGGTTGATGGAAAATTTGACTATCAAAATATTGAGTCAAAACCATATATTGTTGATTCTGCGACGATGGATCAAGCAAAGAATAAGATATTTTCATACTTTGGTGTAAATGAAGAATTTCTACAAAATAAATTTACGTCCGAACAATACGAAGCTGTTTATGAGGGCAGATTAGAACCATTTGCGATACTTCTAACCGACTCTTTAACATATGCACTATATACAGAAAGAGAGCGTGGCTTTGGCAATGAGATTGAAGTTAATATGTCTCGATTGAAATACCAGCCAACTGCGACAATAGTCAACGTTATTGGTGCAACTAAAGAACTTGGATTATTTACAAGAGACGATTACAGAAGTATGCTCGGATATACACCATTGGGACATGAACGCGGTGGAGATGAAATTATGATAGCGACAAATAACTATGTTAAAGAATCTGATATAAAAAATACGGAGGAAGATGATGGAAAAGAATCTGAAGAGTAAAGAGAATCGTTCATTTTTATGTGACGTGCAGGCAAGAAATGATAATCAATATGGAAGTATAATCGAAGGGATTCCAATTGTTTTTAATCAAAAGACAGATTTAGGATTTTGTGATGAAATAATTGATGATGGCGCATTGACGAACACCGATTTAAAGGATGTTCGTTTTTTAGTTAATCACGATACAAACCAGTTGCCTCTTGCAAGAAGTAGAAACAATAATGCTAATTCAACAATGCAATTGAGTGTTGCAAATGATGGATTGCATGTCAGAGTTAATCTGGATATTGAAAACAATCAACGTGCAAAGGAAGTGTGGTCAGCAGTTAATAGACAAGATTGTTCAGGAATGTCGTTCATGTTTACTGTTGATGGTGAAAGATGGGAAGGACTGGATACAGATAAGCCAGTCAGACATATTACAAGTATTGCTAAAGTTTTTGAAGTATCAGCTGTTACCTTCCCAGCGTATGAGCAGACTTCAATCTATGCTAGATCACTGGATAGTGTGAAAGCGTCACTGGATAGTGAAAGAGAAAAAATGCAAGTCAATCATATGGAAGAAATGCGAAATGCATTAAAAGCTAGAGCAGAGTGTCTAGCTAGAAAGGATTCTGATGAGTAAGGAATTACGTGAGTGTATTGAAGATTTAAATAAATTACAACAACGAGCAACATTGATTTCTAAAGAAGCTGAAACAGCAGATGAAAAACGTTGCACGGAGTTAAACACAGAACTTGACTCTATCGAGGAAAGAAAAAAAGAACTGTTGCTAAAGAAACAAGAACTAGAAGAAAAAGAAAATGAAGAAAGAGCAGCAGCTGAAAAAATTGAAGATGGAAAAGGTACGGAAGTGAACCTACCAACAGAGGAGAGAAAAATGGAAAAGACAATTACAAGAGAAATGAAGGAATACCGTGATGCGTTCTACGCATTCTTGAAAGGGAACGCTACGCCAGAACAGCGCGCAGCTTTAATTACAACAGAAAACGGTGTTGCATTACCTAAGGAATTAGATGATAAGATTTGGGATAACATCCACACATCACATCCAATCTTAGCTGATATCGACATTAAAAATACAGGTGTCATTCTCGAAGTTACACAACATACAGCAATCACTGCAGGTAAGGCAAAGAAGGTTGCGGAAGGTGTTGCTAACGCTGATGAAGCAAACACATTTGTGAAGGTAGTCTTAACAGGTAATGACTATTCAAAGAGCGTTGAGTTATCCTACGCTGAAGCAAAAATGACACAGGGTGCCTTAGAAGATTATCTAGCAACTGAAATTGCGGCAGATTTAGGTGAAACATTGGCGGTTGATGTGTTTGCACAAATTAAGGCTGATTGCGCTGCCAATAAGGTTGTAGCGGCTACACTTGACTATGCATCATATATTTCTGCATTTGGAAAAGTTTCTGCTGGTAACAATCTAGTTGTGTATGCTTCACGTGCTACTAAGTATGGTTCAGTACTATCTTTAGTAGATAAGAATGGGCAGCCTGTATTCCGCGATGGTGTTACATTTGGTTCTGCAGTTAAGGAAGATTCTGCAGCTGGTAATGAAATCTTTATCTTAGATCCAAAGATGTTTGTGTTAAACGTTGTACAGCCTGTTATGATTGAAACAGATAAGGACATTAAGTCACATAAGATTATCTACTCTGGATACACACGTGCACAGGGTACAATGCGTAATGCAGGTGCAGGAGCATTTATTGCGAAAGCATAATTAATTTGATAAGGGATACTACGGTATCCCTTATATTTATGCGTTGAAAGGGTGGTTATTATGGACAAAGAAAAAATGTCACTCTTAAGAGACTTTGTTAAGGCGAACCTGAGAATTACAACTAATGCATTTGATTCGGTTGAAATTGACCACTTAATTAATGCATGCATACAAGATTTTCAAGAAGCAACAGGTGCACCTTTTGATATTGATAATCCTGTAATGAAAAATTTGGTGGCAATTTATGTTCGTGCTAATTTTGGAGAAGGCAATGATAAATGTTGGACGTTATATCAGGATAGGTTAAGGACGTTAGGGGTACGATTTAATGGTGGACACAATTAAATTGATATCTTTTGCTACAACAAAAGATGAGTATGGAATTCGACAATCAATTCCTATATCTAGGGAAGTATTTTGCGACGTGTCTTCGGTCGGCTCGCAAGAGTGGTCAAATGGTCGAAGACTAGGGCTGAATGCGCAATACCAATTCAAAGTATTTTTTTCAGATTATCAAAATGAAGAGGTGGTTGAATATCATGGGAAATGTTATTCAATTTATAGAACCTTTATTAAAGGCGACCATATTGAATTGTATGTAGAAATGAAAAAGGGAAATGAGTAATACTATCAAAGCTGGTGACTTTGGAGAGGCGCTGAATGACCTTTTAACCAGGTATGGAGACGAAGCTAGAAATGCTATCCAAGAAGAAGTAGTTGATATTGCAAAGGAAGCGTCAAAGAAGTTAAAAAGCGCCGGTTCTTTTAATGGCAAAAAGTATCGAAAAGGGTGGACTGCAAAAGTTGACAATAAACGTGTATTTATTAAAGCAGTCGCATACAATAAAAATCATTATCAACTGACACACTTACTTGAGTTTGGCCATGCAAAGCGGAATGGCGGTAGGACAAGGGCTTTTGAGCATATTTCCCCAGTCAATGATTGGGCGCAGAGTGAATTGGTTAAACGCATCAAAGAGAGGTTGGAAAATGGAGTTTAATGATGTAGGGAAAATTATTGAGGAAATACTTGGTGAAGATAAAACTGCATATTATTCGTTTGAAATTGGAAAGGCTCCAAAGCTTCCATATATTATATATTACTATCCAACTTCATCTAATGAATATGCAGATGATAAAATTCATGCAAGCATACAACATTTAAATATAGAACTTTATACAAAAACAAAGGACTATAGAACACAACGAAAAGTGGAAAAAGCATTGAAGGATGCTTCTTTTCTTTATACAAAAACAGAATCATATATAGATTCTGAACATATGTTTGAAACACTTTATGAAAGCGAGGTAATTATAAATGAGTAGAGTGCGCTATGGTATTAAAAATGTACATTATGCATTGGTTAAAAATACAGATAATGGAATTTATACATATGATACTCCAAAACCTTTGAAGGGTGCTGTAAGTATAAGTTTATCTGAAGAAACAAATAGTATTAAAGAATATGCTGATAATGGAGCTTGGTATCAGGGAAATTTCTTATCTGGATATACTGGATCAATTGAAGTAGAGGACTTAGAAAAGACTATTGAAGCTGAATTATTAGGTCATAAGATTGATTCTAAAGGTGGCATGATTGTAAAAGATACAGATGATGCTCCTGAAATTGCTTTATTGTTTGAATTTGCATTAGCAGATGCAAAAGCTACTGCTAAGCGTGGTATCTTGTATCGTTGTAAACTAGCCAAGAAGGAAGAAAAGGGAACAACAAAAGAAGACAAGATTACTATCGAGCATACAACATTAGATGTATCTGCTTCTGCTAGACCGGATGGCCTTGTAAAGTATTCTTGTGAATCAACAGACGCTGAATTATTTGGCAATTGGTTTACTGCAGTTCCAGAGCCTGCACAAGTTGCAGCATAGATACAATGGCGCTCACTTAGTGGGCGCTTTTTTACATATATAAGGAGCAAATTATGAGAAAAAACATTCATATTGATGGAAGAGATGTTCCCTTTACAGCAAGTGCTGCTACGGTAATTTACTACAGAAATCGTTTTAATGAAGATTTAATTAGAGATTTTAAAAAGTTGAGTGATAACGGCGTAGCTCTATCTACAGATGTAATAGAAACCTTTAGCCGTCTTGCATATATTATGGCCAAACAGGCTGATAGCACCATTCCAGATGCAGTTGATGAATGGTTGGATACTTTTAATGTATTTCCAATTGAAGAAATCTTCCCTCAGATTTCTGAATTGTGGGCCCTATCGCTTGGAACAACAGTTGTTCCAAAAAAATAGAACCTCCTACTGACAGAGAATTGACGACAGCTATGTTCTTGTTGAGAGCTAAAGAACTTGGTCTATCAATTCAAGAACTCAGTTCAATAACTGTAGGGATGGTGTTTGACATGTTAATTGAAAGAAACAATGACAACTTTACTTTTGATGTACAAGCTACAGTTAGCGATGTGAATAATTTCTAGTCAGGAAGGAGGAAGAAATGACAGATAAAATAAGAGGTATTACTGTCGAACTTAGTGCCGATACGGCCAAGCTTTCTAAAGGTCTAAAAGATGCGAATTCATCAATTAATTCTACACAGAAAGAATTAAAAGATGTAAATAAGCTGTTAAAGTTTGATCCAAAGAATTCTGATTTATTAAAGCAGAAACAAGATTTATTGAAAACATCTATTGCCAGTGTTAAAGATAAACTTGAACAAGAAAAAAGAATTCTCGAACAGTTGAAATCGGAAGATGACGGTTCCGGAAAAAATGCAGAAGCAATGCGAGCACTTGAACGTGATATTTCTTCTACGAATAGTGAATTGAAGAAACTTCAAGAACAATACAAAGAGTTTGGCAGTGTTGCACAACAACAAATCGCAAATGCTGGCAAAGCGGTGCAAGAAGCTGGAGGAAAGATCAGTAATGCAGGCGCGTCGCTAACAAAAAATGTAACGGCGCCAATTTTAGCAGTGGGTGCAGCTGCTACTGCATCATTTGAGACAATTGATAAAGGAATGGATATCATTGTTGAAAAGACTGGTGCTACTGGTGACAGCTTAGAAGAAATGCAAAATATTGCAAAATCTGTATATGGACAGATGCCTTCATCAATTGAGGATGTAGGTAGTGCTGTCGGTGAAGTCAATACGAGATTCATGTATACAGGTGACTTACTAGAAGAAACGGCGATTCAATTTCTTAAATTCGCAAAAATAAATAAGTTAGATGTAAGTAGTTCGATTGACAGCGTTCAAAAAGCCATGGATGCATGGTCAATTGGTGCGGATGGACTGACCAATATTTTAGATGTTCTTAACTGGGAAGGACAACGTACAGGAGTTTCAATGGAAACTCTGACAAGTGGACTGGTTAATAATGCACCATTATTTAAAGAATTAAATATGTCTGTTGATCAAGCGGCAGACTTACTAGCGACATTTGAAGTTAGCGGTTTCGATAGCTCCACAATGTTAAATGGTCTATCTAAAGCAATGAAGAATGGTGCTAATGATGGATTATCATTACAAGAGTCGCTTGATAAAGTTCAGGAGCAAATGCTTAATGCTTCAACAGATGCTGAAGGTTTAAGTATTGCGTACGAATTATTTGGCAAGAGTGGAGATAAGGTATATCAAGCTGTAAAAGATGGAATCATTGATTTTAATGATTTAGCATATTCTGTCGAAGGCGCAGATGGTGTTCTTAATAATGTTGCTACGACGTTTGAAAATACACAAGATCCATCAGATAAGATGGCACAGAAAATGCATCAGGTGCAGACTGCATTTGCGGAGGTTGGGGAGAAACTTGAAGAAAGTATTTTGCCAATTGCAGAAAAACTAGCAGACGCTATTGTTGCAATCTTAGATGCATGGAACAAATTGGATCCAGGAGTTCAAGCAATTATACTAACATTTATAGGCTTATTGGCTGCGCTCGGGCCAGTTCTTTCAATTATTGGAACAATCGTAACGATTACTGGAACGCTTGGAGTCTCGTTTGCTGCGCTAGCTGGGCCGATTGGAATCGCAGTTGTGGCGATATCGCTTTTGGTAGGAGTGATTACTTGGATTGTAACCCACTTTGACGAATTAAAAGCAACTGCAATGAATGTATTGAATGCTGTCGGTGATTTCTTCAAAGACGCTTGGCAGAAGATCACAGGCTTATTTGGTAGCATTGGCTCGTGGTTTAGCGACAAATTCAACGGCATAAAAGACGCAGCATCAAATGTCTGGAGTGGTATTACATCAATTTTCTCAAATGCAATTGATTTTATTAAAGGTCTATTCAATTTCGAGTTTAAATGGCCGCATATTCCGTTACCGCATTTTAGCTTTAGCGGAAGTATCAATCCGCTAGACTGGCTCAAAGATGGGTTACCAAAGATTGGGGTTGAGTGGTATTCAAAGGCAATGAATAGGCCAATAATGATGACTGGTCCAACTATTTTTGGAATGAATGGAAATAGTTTGCTTGGTGGTGGCGAAGCTGGAAATGAGGTTATTATGTCGGAAGAGTATATGAAGAAATTGGCTGGTGGAAATACATATAATTTCAATCAGATTAATAATAGTCCCAAGGCTTTGACTAGATTAGAAATCTATCGTCAAACAAGAAATCAATTCGCACAATTAAAGGCGGTGATTCAATAGTGATCAGAAAAGTTACAGTAGAACGTATAGATGGAAAGGGAAGTGTTTTAACGCTTCCCTTTAATCAAAGCCAAGTTTATAGATATATTTTGAAAAATATAAGTGGATTAGGCCCAGTTAAAGCAGAGTTAAATACTTCTGCTATCGCTACAAAAGATGGAGTGCTATATAATTCACAACGAATTGATTCAAGAAATTTAGTTTTTGATATTCTTTTAAAAAAAGAAAATGGAATAACTATTGAAAGCTCACGACAAGCGTTGTACGAATATTTTCCTAGAAATGTTATTTTAAAGTTTACTTTCTTTACAGATAACGTAACTGTGTACTGTTCTGGGTTTGTTGAGAGCAATGAAGCTACTATGTTTGACGAATCATCTACGCAATCAATTAGCGTTATTTGCCCAGACCCTTATTTTTATGACGTTGAAACAAAAACACTATCATTAAACGGAATTGTTAAAACTTTTGAATTCCCATTTGAAAATCAGCAAAACAATCGCTCTGTTGAATTTGGTGTAATTATAAAAAATAGCACCGGAAACATTTACTACACAGGTTCACAACCAGTTGGAGTAGAGATTGTGATGAAGTTTAATGGTGATGTTTCAGGCTTACAAATATATAATGCAAATACGCGTGAAAAAATCGAATTTAATAATGTTCAATTTCACAATAAACAGGAATTGAGAATTAATTCAAAACGTGGCGAGAAGTCAATCGTACTTGCTAATGGAGGCACTGAAACGAATCTATTAAACCGCCTTACAAATGATAGTCAATTTATTCATTTGCAATATGGTGACAACGTATTCGCTTACAAAGCGACACTTGGAAGCGAACATGTTTCGATGATCGTTACAAACAAAGTTATCAAAGAGGGAATATGATTATTTATTTACTTAATAAGAATTTTGAAAAGTTAAGAGTAATTGATGACTACATTTCGCTGATATGGACTGACAGATACAATGAAGCTGGAGATTTTGAACTATATTTAGAAGCAACTTTACCTAATGTTTCAGCTTATCAAATTGGCATGTATCTTTCAAACACAGAGAGTGAACATATGATGTTGATTGAAACAATTGAAATAAAATCCGACTTGGAAGATGGTTCAAAGTTAATCGTGAGTGGGCGCTCGTTAGAAAGTTTGTTGATCAGACGTATCGTTTGGAGTCAAACAGTATTTGCAAACAAAAGCATGCAATATATTATTCACCAAGTAATCAACGATGCGATTATTTCTCCTTCTAATCCATCGAGAAGAATTGAAAACTTCTTTTTCGATGATTTGAACGATGAACAAATTAATTCGATTAAGTTGGATAAACAATATACAGGTGATGATATTTATTCAATTGTATGTGATTTGTGCACTCAATATGGAATAGGATTCAAACTCATTCGAACAAACAATCAATTTCATTTTGGATTATTCAAAGGGAATGATCATACACAGGATGGGAATTCCTTCGTCGCATTTTCACCCAAGTTTGACAACTTAATTAGTTCAAATGTCATAACTTCCGTAAAGGGTTCTGCGAATGTTGCATGTATTGCTGGTGAAGGTGAAGGGAGCAATAGAAAATTATCAAGCACAGATGATGCTGTTGCTGGTTTAGATAGAGTAGAGCTGTTTGTTGATGCGCGTGATATTTCATCGAAAACAGAAAATGATATAACTCTAACGGATGAGCAGTACCAATCACTTTTGAAAGATAAAGGAGAAGCAGAATTGAATTCACATTCAGTTCAAACAACAATTGAAAGCGAAGTTGACTACAATGGGATTTTCAAATTTAAAAAAGACTTTGATGTTGGCGATATTGTAATTGTATCGAATGAGTTTGGGTTTATTGAAAAACTACGAATAACCGAAATGGTTGTTAGTGACTCAGTTAACGGTCTAACATTTGTTCCAACATTTAAAGCAATCTAATAGACCAGGAGGTAGAAATGGCAGTTAAAAGTGGATTTTTTAACTCTATGAATCATGACCGTATGTATGATGCGGATGATTTTAATTCGATATTTGATGGAATCATTACGGATGGAGTATTTGGCAATATTGGCAATCGGTTTCAGGTAACACAGACTGGTGGTATGACCGTAAACATCGGAACAGGGAAGGCACGATTGCGCCAAATATTTGTTGAGAATGATGCGAATCTTTTATTAACGATTCCACAATCAGACGTATTGCTGAATCGAATAGATTCTATCGTTGTCCATGTTGATAAAACAGTAAATGGAAGAGTTGGCAATATCATTGTCAAGAAAGGAGTTCCGTCGCAAAATCCTGTAATACCATCGCTTGAAAATGATGGGCAAATTTATGAAATGCCAATTGCAAATATTAAAGTGAATGCAAATGTAAATAAAATCACTGCTAGCGATATACAATATTTGGTTGGCCGAAACACAACACCTTTGATTACTGCGCCCATGCAAACAATCAACGTAGATTTATATGTTAAAAATATGGAAAATCAGTTTAAAGACTGGTTTGCAGAAATGAAAGAAAAACTGTCGCAAGATGCTGCAGGCAACTTGCAAAATCAAATTAATGCAATTAAAAGCGAGCAATCACAACTCTTGCAAAGAGTTTATCCGATTGGCTCTTTTTATATTTCTGAAGCGACAGTGAGTCCAGCCACATTATTCGGTTTTGGCAGATGGGAGAAGATTGAAGATAGATTCTTGATCGGTGCTAGCAGAAATATGCCCATCAAATCATCAGGTGGCAGTAAAACGCATAGTCACGGAAATAAAGATGGTCGCAATGGAAACTTGGCGGCCGCAATCGGTGCAGCTAACAATCAACCTAATACAATAGGTTACAAAGCTGCAAATGATACGAATATTGGGGCAGTCGGTGGAGCGACATATGTTGTTGCTGGTACTAGCATAGGTTTTGGTAGTTGGAACCACTTTACGCAAGTAGTTGGCCAAACTGCAGAAGATAGCACACTGCCTCCTTACTACGCAGTTAACATTTGGCGAAGAGCTGCGTAAAACGAAAAGGAGGTAAAGCGATGGATATTAAACTAAATGACGGCAAGACGTTTGAGGTCTTGTCATATCAGAAAAACAGTTTCGAAATGACGATTCCGTTCAATAAGATTTATGATACGGCGGTTTTGATGAACCAAAACAATGTTTCAAATGCAAAAATTATAGATTCTAGCACTGGGAAAGAAACTATCCTTTATCAATTCAAAGAAGTAATGCCTTTGGGGTTTGAAACTAAGATAGTTGATGAATTAAATGTCACTATAAGATTTGAATTTGAAGAAATTTCGGAAACGGAAATAGAACTAGCAAAGCAAAAGGCTGAAGCTGAAGCGGTTTCGCACTTTATCGCGTTAGGCCTGCAGAACGCAGAAATCAAAGATGTTATTATGTGGGCGAAGTTCCTAGATGACTGGAATGCGTTCAAATTTCCTTATAAAAAGGGAGAGCGCTTCAAGTTCAAAGGAAATCCATACGAGGTTGTCGAAGCAGTCACATCAAGCGAGTACAACACTCCAGATAAAGACAGTAAGCATTACAAACTGTTAAAAGCAAGTGAGAACAGCCAAGATAAGCCAAAAGTTGAAATCAAGCCGTGGGATGAAAAACATACATATAACAAAGGTGATTTAGCAATCGCACGTGGAATTGTGTTCGTTTCAAAAATTGATGGAAACAAAGGTAATGAACCTGGCTTCGGCACTGCTTGGGATTATTACAAAAATTAAATATT